CTTCATCATCTTAACTAGATTCATTAGTTGACTCATACCAAAGTATGTTCTTCCGTGTGCGTCTAGTACCTGTCCTGTGACAATGGCCTGATCATTGCTGAGTGTCTCGCCGGGGACTATAACATAGTCAATGCCTCGGCTTTTAAAAACACGTTCGTTCCACTCTTGTAGCTGTAAAGTATAGCGAGCCTTGTACGGCTCAAGCCCCATATAGAATAGCTTACGCATTATTGTGCCTTGTATTTCCAGTTGCCATCACGATTGCGCGGCACAAACTCTTTGCGCTTTGGAGTGCGCCACTGATCCCAAGGTTCACGACCTTTGGTAAATTTAATAAACTCGTTGTACGCAGGATTGCGTTCATTGTACAAGTGACTTTCGTCAAACACATATCCGTAGTTCCTGCAAAACTCTCGGTAGTTGTCAAGGTCCTCGAAGAGGTCAGATACTTCGGGTTTCATGCGAAGATACTTGTTTAGCCATTCATTAGCCATTTTATTTCCTTATATAAGTTAAGGGGTTGTAGATAAAACATGATTCTTAATAGACTCAAAGTTTTTTGTAAACTCAGTGAGTTCCTCAAAGTTTGCTTTGTTTCTAACTAACATTGCATTTAATATTTCACTGCTAGGTGTAATATTTAGGCTCTCACACAAATTGTAATAACTTTTTTCAGTTTTGTCAAATGAAACGAAGAAATCCTCATAGTTGATTACAATATCGTTGCTAGGGCAAGTTCTTTGACGATCCAACAAATATGTTAGTCGTTCAAGTCTATTTTCCCTATTAATCTTCATTTTATCGCGGTAAAGGATCAAGTCAATAGCAAACAAATGTCCTTGCATCATTAGACTTACTAGTTCTTTACTATCTTCACTTTTTGGATCAGTGATGCGATATTTTACTTCATTGAAGTTGGCCGTTGTTAATGGCCTAAACAATACTTTGCGGGCGTAGTCCATGACTACTAAATCTAAATAGTCTCTCATTTCAATTTTTACAAACTGTGTTTTATTGGACAACAGTTTAAACGCTGACTCATGCTCGGGATATATGTACAAGTGATATGGAATAGCAATGTTGTTGATCTGTTCAACTGCACATCTATCTAAAAACATATCACACTCTGCAGGAAACACTTCTTTCCAATTTTTAGCATTAAGTTGTCTGCGACTGTTAAACCATTTTTGGGTTTCGTCGCTGACAGCCTGCATGTTGGATGCAAGTGGTGTTTCCGCAGAGTTAAACTCAGTGTGGCTGTTTATAATATTGCTTATATACTCGCCGCCTGCGCCATCTACATAGTCAATGACTACTAACCTATCTAACATCACACGTTAACTAATTGCGGAAGATGAGTTTCGTATTTGATTAGGGCACCGTTCTCGCCATCCTCGGCTACTTCGATCCATACACTACGATCTGGATACTTAGCGGCAATCTGCAGGTACAAGTCGTCACTGATCATTTCACAGCTTTTAAAGTCGAGTTGGATGGTTCCATCTCTATAAAGGTTCTCCAACCATCGTTTAAATTGGATGAATTCAACATCGCGATCGTTATGAAATACATCGATCCAAACTCTGAAATGGAAAATATGCCGATGAGGTACCCCAAGAAAAGACACATCATACTCATCACCGGTCGCCAATAGTGGATCAGTAGCTGCGGCTGGGTATTTGTGAATGCCTTCTTTACGGAATGTAACCCAAATTTTTCTATCTGCACGATCCATGATCCTCTCAATTTTTAATCTTTGTTCTTGATTCATTTAATAACCTCATCCTTTGTATATTTAGACCAGTCTGTGAACACACGACGATCTCTAAGTTCATGTAAGTTGTGGCACCACACACCGGGGTTAGTGGCGGCAAAGTCTTTGTCGTCTAGCTTAATTGTAGCATTATATCCCAATAGTTGTATATAGGGCAATTTAACCGAAATCATTGGGATAAAATTATTATATTCAGTTAGACCAGATTCAACCAGGCCTTCTACACAACTAGAGTCAATATCTAATGTACATAGATATCCTAGATTTAAGAAATGTGTTACCATATCTTCCCACAGAGCCCAACCACTAGCGTTATTGACAGCTAACCTTGGAAAACTCATGTTAGCACCAAAGTAAAGATGTTCAATACCAAATGGGTTATTAGTTAAACGGTCAACAATGTCCTCTACAGGTTGTACACCGGTGATAAACAATGTAACCTTGCCATATGCTGGTGTGTGTTCTACTTCTGTGCCAACGAAGAAAGATACATTGTCATGTCCTTGTCTTTCCATATTATTCTCCAAATAGATCTGGGTTGAGTAGTGGTTTGGCCTGCTCTTTTTTAACAGGCTTGTCTTTGATAAAGTTACCTTCTATTGTAACATGTTTGGCGGCCATAGTGCGAGCATTTTTGGCTTTCTTGCCCTTGAATCCACGTGTGCCTACAATCTCCATCCAGTAGCTATCGTATTGTTCAATGATGTCTAATGCAGTTTGTTTGTCTGGTGCAGCAAAGATTGCTTCCACAATGTCTTCAAAGAACTCTGCACTGGGCGCACTATAACGCATCATAGCAGGATGCTCACCGGCATCAAATCTACGGTTAGCTTCTTGTACAGCAGTTAAGTGCATCCAAACGTTGTGTCCCATGAGTAAAGCATAACTAAAGCTGTCCCAACTTGTCTTGCCCACTTTACCGTTTTTGTTTGTATCTGTTGGACCATAGATACAAATGTCTTTCATTCGTAGCAGGTCACTAAGAGGGCTATCTTCCCATCGGGGATAAACTCCATCTGCCACGACTCCGTCACTCCATTTTCTGACGTCAGTTGAGTATTTTTTATCGTCAGCCGATGGAGCCATACGATATGACCATTTATCGTCATGTTCGAATACGTTTTCAAAGTATACTTGCCCGTTAGCGGTGGCCAGGAAAGGACTGGCACAATCGAAACTAATTGTAAATTGGGGATTAACATATTTTCTTACAGCTCTTTGAATAACAGTTAGTAGTACCGCCCACTCTAGTTTACTTGTACCTAAAAAGTGCATCCAATCATGTACACCTTCTTGTAACAAGTTGTCATAACGTAATGCCACCAAGCGTTTAAGCACCAAGTGAACATCACACATGTTCTGACCGCCCATTGACCACCCATTAAAGTGTGTGTCAGGGTATTTAGCTGGATCACAATAATCTTTCATGATCTGATACCATTGCTCGGCATCATCATGACTTGCACCCTGTAACACGTTGAGGATCTTCATACCACCGTTTTTAACGCCCTTACGGTTGGCCATAAAGTAATCGTTGTTATACTTTGTGGCATCCACTGCTTCTTGTAGGGTTTTAATACCACAAGCATCACTGGCTTTCTTGTCATGTATTACCCACGTAGGAATATCAAGTGTCATACCGTAGTCAGCAACACCGTCAAGCCATTTAAGGATAGTCTCACGTTTCTTTTGTGCCTTAGTACAACCGCTACCAGCTTTCCAGTCACCTTCCCACAGGCCTTTGGCAATCTGGAATCCGCCCGAGTCTCCTAGCATTAATGTACCCGGCTCTCGGTTACGAACCATATCCTCACTCCAGTCTTGCTTGGTAAGATCTAAGTTAGCATGTCCACCTGAGTACAGACTCCACTTGTAAGGAAACAAAGACTTGGAACTATTAAGCCAATTCATTTGTTCTAAGTCAGTGAGTCCTGGTGGCAAACGTGCAGGATCTACATAAGGCTCGTTGCGTTGCTTGCCTATAAATGTGGCATAGAAGCCACTGATAGCAGGTAAGAATACAGCGTAATCTTTTTGTTTAGCGGTTAAGTTATCTTGATTATCCACGGAAAAATTGTACCCGATTAATTAATTTGTAGTCTTTTTCGTAGTGTTGTTTAACACGTTCGAGGTATTTAGGATTGTCTAACAACGGCGCAAATATTTTTTTAAACTCACTACGTTTATTATCCCCGTCCTGGCGATTTTCTGTTGTGTGTTGATATTCAAAATTTGCATACGGGTTAGGTATACCTTGATTTTTTAAAAATTGTGAAAAGTACAATCTATAATCTTTGTCACACCAGAAGAATGTACACTTCCTGGGATCCAGTCCTTCTATAAAGTATACTTGTTTTTCCGTGTGGTCGTCAAATGTTATGGTATCCATCAACAGATCGATGAATGCTTGATTGATCTGAGCGACATCAATGTTACGATGATACAATGTAAAATATTCGCAAATTCCACTAAGCCATCTTTCTACTGGATCACGCAATACAATTAATGCATGTTTGTGATACATGTGGTCAAAGTGATAGTTATAAAATTCCCATTTTTGATCCAACAAATTTGGTTTAGTCCACGAACTGGCATTTTTAGGAATGTTAACATACATCAAGTCACTGTCTCTGCAAGACATGCAAGTACCAAACAGATGTCCTTTTGGATGCCAGTGTTCGTAGAAGCTCATAATAACTTTTTTAATTTACTATTCAATCATTGATTACTTAGTTTGTGCAGGAATAATATAACTGTATTCTGCAAGACCACTATCAACTGTGATCATTGCGGCACCTTCATCACTGAACTTGAACGTCTTATCACCGGGTAAGTTTAGAATAGCAATTACTGCCGCAATGGGCCAAGACCATGCTTTGCTTAGTGTACCAGTTACACCTTGTTCAAATGTAAAGTCACCTGCGTGACTTGCAGCATCACCAAAGAAGAACTTTAATACACCGTTGTCTGTTTTGGCAACAAACGTGGTCTCTTCACTGTTGGCACTTGCCTGGAACTTCAAACGTTGAATACTGGCATTAGTAGGAACAATGTCTACGTTCCACTTGACACCTTTAAACTTAACTGCTTTGAGCTTGTCGTTGACAACTTCAGCAGTCATGAAACGGTAATCGTTTTTAAAGTCGCCGGCTTTGTTTTCAAAGTGAACACCAACTGGATGGTCAACGCCGTCGCGGTTTTGTCTATTGATACTTAGCTGTGCATCTTCTCTATATTCTGGAATATTAAGAATAGTGTTTAGCTTGCCTAAATTTGGCATGCCAAATGTGCCAACAAATTCTGCAACTGGTTGCTTGAACTTTGCTTCAACAATAACCGAACGGTCTTCTGCTAGTGCGTTAATTACAGTATCATTTCCGGTACCTGTAATTTTAACCAAGTCAATGATGCCCAGTCCATGTGTGTGTTGTACGATGTCTTGTAAATAGTCTTTCATAGTTTCTCCAATAATATGTAATTGTATATGATGTATTTAGATTTGTCAACGAGGTTACGTAAAATCTCTTGCCCTAATTTCGCCTAAAACTTGGTGCGCCTTAATACTGTGTAATGTCCCGGGTTTTCTAATCTCGAGCCAACTGGTAATGGCTTCAAAGTCATACTCGTGAGCAATTTCAAAACCTAAACTTTGACATAGTGGTACCAAAATACTTTTTGGCATGTATGTCTGTGAAAAACTTTCGGCAATACCTGCACCAGCTGGTGTATCACCATCGTTGAAACTAAACATAAACACACCCCCGGGACGTAATACGGAGTATGCTTGTTTTAAAAATTGATGCATAGTATCTAAGCTAACAAAGTTAAAATGTGCCCAACTAAAAATAAAAGAAAATTGTCCCTGCGGCAACATTGATAGATCATGATCAATCATTTTATACTTACGTAGCCTATTTTGATATGCGTCAGTGAACCGGCTAGAAGTACTTTCTAAAAATTCTTGGTAAGCATCTAAAATATACAACGGGTCCGACGCAACCAAATATTGTGTCCATTCTCCATCTCTGCAACCAATTTCTAACGCAGGATACCTCCAACTTGTATGTAACAATATTCTCTGTTTTATAATAGTTTCAATCTCATTGTTAATGTTGATACGTCTAATATTTCTAATTTGCTCAACCGTACCTATCCACTCCTCAATTTGGTAATTGCCTGCAAAAAGTTTATGAGTCAGGTCTGTAATTTTTTGATCTATTAATCTTAAATGATCATCAAACCCAGGAATTGGTTGATAGGTTGACGATATTAACTCATCATAGTGTTTAACTAAAACATCAATGTATTTGGAATGTTCGTAGTCTAACACAGAAACATGCAATTTGATATTTGCAAGTTCCTCACGTAATTTAACTAGTTGTTGCACAATTGGATCAACATCCATCGAATCCAATAAAGACCTTTTTAATTTAACGAGATCGTGCAGAGCCATTTGTTATTCCCAAGAAAATAAAGAGTCAAATGTTGATTTAATGTCTGTGCTTTCTGCAATCTTCCATTCTAGTACACCTAGCAAATTTTCTACCTTTTGGTCAACAATAGTAGATTCCATTAAGTCTTGGTCAAACGGCAGATCTTTAAACCACTGCGGGATATGTGTTTCGTCTGTGGGATAGCCAACTGACGTATAACCTAGTGGGTTGTCTTTGAGCTTACACACAATGGTTTTCATGCCGTCTACAATGCTGGTGGAGTAGTTATCACCGTACATACGTTTTAGACTGTTCCAGTTCATTGCAGCTCTAACGTGACCGGGCATGTTTGCTTTGCCAAGCCTTGCTTCTTCTGCACTATACTTGGTCAAGTTGTTTACACGCTTAGGTGTACCCTTCTCCCAAGCAGGACGTTCGGCAAACTCTAGTTTAAATTCTCTAACACGATCAATGACACGTTGTCTAACATCACCTGTGCCTGTTAGAACTTCTAACAAAATCTCACTAAGGAAGTCTTGCACTACTTTGGGAGTATCCGACCGCTTTAAGTCCAAGCCCATGGCTTTAACTTTACCATGCTTGCCCATTACATCGAGCCTATGGCCTTCCATGTCATAGATTAATACCGCATAACGTTTCTTTTTAATAAACAAACCTTTGCTAGCCACTAACTCACGCCCGCCCATGATAATACTACCCATTTCTCTGGGGCAATGGCAAGCACGTTCCATAAAGCCCGGGAAGCTGTCATTGACTGATTCAGCAATGGTATCGTAGAGTTGAACACAGATATCTTTGTTCCACTCCATGCGTCCTGCTGCTACTTCTTCTTTGAGCGCCGGCCACGCACTAAAGTATACCGAGTCTGTGTCGCCGTAGATAATACTTGAGCCAACGTGATCGTAAGAGCCTGTAATTGCTTCATTGACCGTGGAGTCCATGTGCTTGGCGATGATGCGGCCAGTAAGCGTTGTGCTCTGCCCAATACGCTGATCAAAGAACCTGCAGCCCGGGTTGAGGATAGCCCCATATAAGGAGTTGAGGTTAATCTTCTTGACAAGTTGCCGTTTATCCCAGAAGGCAGTTTCTTCCTTGCCTTCTGCGGTTTTCTTTTTAGCTTGGAGTTCTTTTCGTTCTGCATACCACCTTTCTAACAATCCAGGGATGATACCTTTCATGTCATATTTAAAAATTGTACCATTTGCACTAAGAGTCCAGGGTTGGCGACTATCAAAAATCATACGCCAGATATCTGCGGCGCTATGTACGGTACTTCCACCTTCACCTTCCCAGTCTACAGTAATTTCTGTACCCGGCTCCATATTCATAACAGCTTGATACTCCAAGCTACCAAACATATTTTCCCATGCATCAGCAAAACTTGCCCCATTGGCAATCTTTTCCTTGATGTAATGGTCTGTCATAGTTTGTCGGAGTTGTCCAACAATGGTTTCTGGCCCCATGTTAAGGGCTCGAATAGCCGAGGGATAGAGCGAGTTAATGTCAATAGCCCCGATGTATTCGTGGACCCCTTTTTTGGGATAAGCAACATAGGCACCTGCGGCTTGCGTTTCTCCGTGATCATCTCGACCCTTTCTATTTGGAACAATCATACCTCTTGCGTGAGCTTCGTTAATGATAGCTTGCTCAGTTACAGCAACCGCACCCATTGTGGTCTGCAACAACACGGTGTTGTCGTGTGCAAGTTCGTTGGCAAGATCTAGGAAACGTAGTTTCTTATCCAGCTTTGCCAACAACATGGTATCTTGTCTGTTATAGTCAATGAACTTTTGAAAATCTTTGTTGTATAATTGATCTAAGGTGCCTTCATAGGCAACCTTACGTTCTTCAAGTTCATATTCGCCAATGGCGTCTAAGCTATAACTATGTCGTTCCTCGTAGGTGTACTTGCGGTATAGTTGCATGTAGTCCAAATGCACACGTCCAATTAAGTCAAAGGTCAAATTTTCAGCACCAAACCGTTCAAACACACGTTGTTTAGGTAATTGATTCCACAAGCATAGTCTACGGGTGTCATCTTTGCTTAACACCTTAGTGATACGCATTGTGGTATAGGGAATATCAAAACCCTCTGAGTTCCATCCGCTCAGAATATCTGCATCATCAATTAAATCAAGGAATGTGTTTAGCATATCCTCTTCTCTTTCAAACAAGAAACAGTTATCAAATTTGTCACAGATTTCCTGTGCAGTTTCCCATGAATAAGTTTTAGGCGGAACCACAAGAGTGATCATTTTATCCAACCAGTCTAAATACACCGATATGGCTGTTATTGGGTTGAATGGATCTTCAGGTTTACTGTAACCACGCTCAGGGTCAAAGTCTACCTCAATGTCGAAAAAAGCAGTCTGTAACTTGGGTGATGTTGCACCCAAGTAATTAGTTTCGAGACAACGGAAAATGGGATTGATATCACTTTCCCATAGACGCTTGCCTGAATTTACACGAATTTCTTTTTGATATTCTTTGCTGTTACGAGTACTAAACCTGCTAACGGGAGTATCGTAGATGGTACGGAATTTGCCGCGGGGGTCGTCGTAGTAAAAGATATAATCCGCAGGATATTCTCGATAAACACGATCTCCATCAACACGTTCAACAACGTGGATTTTATCTTTGGCTCTGTCAAATAGAGCGTCAACGTAACTCAATATAATTCTCCTTGTATAGTTTAAAGCCTATACCAACTCTACATGCCGCTTAATGTCCGGCGAGACAATATTATTTATTGTACAATCATCCTGGCTAATGCAATACTGTCAATTGATACCAACAGTAAGTAATTGGCCAACATACCAAAACTTTGTCTAGTCCATGCACTCCATCCAAAAATAGCACATTGTAAAATAAACAATGGGTACAGTATTAAAAACGGAGGAGTTGGCACGGTTAGCATCATAGTAAATGCACATCCAATACTAAGTGCCCACGCAAATATTTCAAGGAAGCAGCGTAAAGGATTACTCTGCCAATCTTCCCTGATCCATGTTGCTGTGTTCTGAAAAAATTCTTTCAAAGAGTCTTGCCCACAGTTTCAAGAATGGTATTCAACTCATCGTGGTCACGATTGGTTTCGCCGAGCTTGGCTTTGTGTGCAATTTTAATTGCTTTCTTCAACGTGCCCGGCTTAATTTCGAGTTCTTCTGCAATGGCCTTTACTGTTTCATTAAGTCCTTCGTTGAGTGTATCAACTTCATTGAGTACTTGCATACCTTCGTTGATCAATTGTGTGAGTTTAATTTTGGCTTCGCCGTTAAAGCTACGATTGTAATCGCTCATGGAATCTCCTAGTTGAAAAGTTATTATACACTAATTTATGCAAAACACAATAGTTTCGAAAAATTAAGTTAGTACATGAATCTGCAATAATTGTCTAGTTTTATGTTGTGGATGTTTAACCCAATTTGACGAGCAATGTAATTGAGTTGCATCAAATAAGCAAGCCGATCCTTTTTTATATTCAAATATCCCATCTAGCTCTAAATAATCACACATATAAGAGTTATTATTTTTATCAATTGTATGTTCTAAATCTTCAACTTTACTAATATCAGATTTCTTTTTCTTATAAGGTCTGAGCTTGCCCCATTGTTGTACAAATTCGTGAAGTTTATTATTGTCCCATGCAGTTTCTTTCCATACAATTGCTTTGAATTCTGGTACCGAATCCAATGCTATAATATAAGTATATCTTTTACTGTCGGTATCACTGCCATAATCATCTATGTGTATATTATGTGGCACACGTTGTTCCTGCAATGCAAACCAGGAACCTATACAATTAGGAAACTCTTCTTTTACTAATTTAAGTATATTATTGTAAATGTCATCACATTCTTTGTTGAGTGTCTGGTCTGAAATAGTCAGTCTGCGATCAATATACCCATCATCAGTTTCCCAATTGACATAACTTTTATCTTTGTATTGATTCCATATGTCTTTTAGTGTCTGTACCTGACCATCATTTAAAAAATTATCAATTATTTTCATAGTATATTATTTAATGTTAAATTGTGGCCACAGCTCTAAAAAATTAAATTGGTTATTAAGATATTGGGATTCTTGTTGTTGATGAAAATTAATACATCTTTGAACTATTCCCGGAACATCAGTAATACTGTTACGCAGTTTATTTTTTATAGTTTGTAATGCACTATTTGAAACATGGTTATTTGGAAATAGCTCTGCACACAGATCAATTTCTTTAATTGCAAGTTGTTTGTATTCTACAGGGTAATTAAAAATATTTAATACAGATGGTTTTGTTAATTCTTGTTGAACCCAATCCAAATTGAGATGTTCGAACTGTTCAACAAATTCGAACATCTCGAGTAAGTTTAATGCACTATATATATGATATAACGAATGAATGTTTATACTACTGTTGGTACCTTTTGAGTCTTGTTCAAGTTTGTGCAAGTTATTAACTTGCAACTCCCATGATGCACCACGTCTAACAAACTCAAACCTTTGTCCAATGTTTTCCATACTTACATTCCATGACACCCAATCTTTTTTTAATAACTGTTGGTATACAGGATTTGAGTCTAACTCTACATTTAAATTAGTAATAACTTCAATTCTAATATGTGGCGGAAGAACTTTCAAGAATTCTACATTTTCTTTAAGTAACAACGGTTCGCCCCCGGCTAAATTAACTCTAATAATGGTGTCTTTATTCTGATTAATAAACGATATTAAATCATCTACTTTGTTCTTAAAGGTGCGAGAACTTTGTATAGGAATAATTCTATTAGATTTTAATTTTTGCCAGGTGCTACTATTAGTTTCATCACAATACGTGCAACTAAGCTGGCAAGTTGTGCCCCATCTGACGTCAACGGATTTTAGCTCAAACTTATTAACATCATCAACTTTAGTGTTTGCAAAAAATTCATCATACCATCCTTTTTCGTAGCAATTATTACAAAAGGGATGATCTACATTATCTATTAGCGATTGCTTTAATGTTTTTAATTTATTGTTTGTACCGTCGGTGTAAGTCCATGCATCGTCACGTATATTGCCAAATTCTCCTTTACCGCCACAGCAAGGTTTAAAGTCTCCGCGGAGACTTATATGTAAATTAGACCATGGAGCAGCACACGTATTATTCATTTGAAATTAATGCTCACTTTGGTAGTGTTCGGGCACGACTCCTACTAACTACAGCCCAGCAGCCGGGCACACCGCCGTTACGAATAACGGGTCCTAAGGGTGTTTTAGTTGTTTCCTTCTTCTTGCTTCTTTTTATTTCTTACGTCCACTTTTCATATTGGCACACCAATGTGCCATACGTTGTTTCTCTCCGGAACTTTTTGCAGCAATGCTACGCAACTTTGTAACTGACTGCTTACAGTTAACACCTGATCGTTTGGCAAGTCCTTTGCGCCCGGGTTTCTTGCCATCTGCAAAGTTTTCTTTAAGAAATGTGTCTGCAAACTTTTTACATAGTTCTTGTAACTTTGTATTCTTTGTTGCCACAGCGGGATCTATATCTTGGGTAGGATCTTTGTAGCCACAGTAGACCATTTTAATACCGTGTTCTTTTAATCGCTGTTCACAGCTCATGCCGTAACGATCAACCATTGGGCGATTACAAGGACTTAGTGTAGTAATACACATACTACCTGCGGGTATATTACCGTAGTCATTGATGTAGGCATCAATGGCAGCATGTTCTGCATGTACACGGGTATCTGTTGCATCATCAAAGAAATTTACTCTGCTAACTTCACGGCCTTGCGGGTCAAGTATACACGCACTAACACAACCGTAGTAGTCTTGGTCAACATCTTTTCCGGCTAAAATTAAGCCGCACAGGTTAACAAGTATTTCGTCTAGTTGTTCTCTTGTGACTTTCATTGCTCTAGGAATTCGGGATTTTGTTTAGCAAAGTCGCGCATGATAACACCAGCTTCGCTATTGGCTTCGTTTTCTTCTTCACTGCCTGTGGCACCACCGTCCATGCTTAGACGATCTTCTTGGTGTTGTTTGTAGTGTGTTAGTTCGTGTGCCAGTGTGCGTAGTACATCAATGGGATGACGACTGCCTGTGACCAATGTAATGGTGTTATTAACTGAATCGTAGGTGCCGAAACTTGTTGTTTTAGGCTGGTCTACTAGCCGAACTTTGGGTAGAGTATCAATGCCTAGCTGATCTGCAACCCATTTGATGTGTTGTTGAACAAATGTGTTGGTTGGGCTATCGTTGGAATTCCCTTGTCCAACTTTGCCCGAAATATCCGATGCTCTCATTGGGCAGTAGCTCTTAGCTGCCAATTATGTTTTTCGTGTGCATCCATGCGTTCAGCCAGGAAGTTACTGAATCCGTGCTTGCCATTGGCTTCGCAAAGATCGTAGACTTTCTTTAGAATAAGAACCATGTTTTCAGAATCTGTCAACAATTCTTGAATCATTGCTTCGGGTGCTAGTACTTGTACTTCATCATCAATCTGCGACAGTACGCTGAAACGTGCATAGCTACCAGGAACAAATGCATGTAGCTTACGAATGTTTTCTGCAAAGTCATCGATGCTGGCATAAACTTCTGTGTAGATAGTATCAAACAATGCGTGATACTGTGGGAAGTTTGGGCCAGTTACGTTCCAGTGAAAATTGTGTGCCTTTAAATAAAAACTAAATTCGCTGGCAAATGCGATCTTAGCTGCTTTTTGTAGTTCTTCCATTATACTTCTCCTTGTGCACCGCCATGCCATGCATCGCCTGTGCCATGCCACGAATCTTCTTTCACTGTGTTTAATTGACCAGTCGGCCACCTAACTTGTACATTTCTATCTGGGTTCTTAGTAGCAAAGGCTTTTGCTCTAGCAAATGCCATATTGCTGGTAAACTCTTTCCAAGGGCGTCCGTCAATCATAACCATAAACATTCCCGTTGGTTCGTCTTCACCAGACAGATCACGACCATGCTTGTTAAAACCTATGCGGTTTGCGTGATAGTTAGTGGCTTCATCTGTGACTGAAGGAGCAACACCCATTTCATGTTGACTAATCATGTAATTCATAACTTCCACACTGGTTTGCTTGATCATGGCAATTTTTTCTTGTACCCATTCTGGTAAATTCTCGTTGCCACCAATGTCTTTGCTCAGGTGTGTTAACACACGAACAATAGTGTGTATGTTATTTTTAACCATACCTACTTCATCATCGTATTCACCATTGAAGTCTTCTGCCACACCTTGTTGACCTGACCTAGCAATAATTTGTCTAATATAAAAATTGTAATAACCACGACGGCTATTGTACTCTCTGTTTCCCAGCACAGTTTTTAATGCTTGTTCAGCATCAATTTGAAATTTTTTCATTATGGCTTCTGCATCAGTAACAAGTGAATCAACTGTCTCTGAGCCTTCTGCTACACCAGTTGATTTGTCTGTGTAGTTATACATAGTAGTTTGTCCCGCAGTTGGTACTGGGGGGACAGGTCTAGTAGATTGTCCAGCTGCTGGCGCCGTTGCTTTTAAAATGGCATCTAATACTTGTGGATGGTTGGATAACCATGCTTGAAAGTTCCAGCTGGTTAGGCCGGAAAAAATACCAGTACCTCTTTTGGTTGGCGTAGGGGGCATACCACCTAACTTTTTAGCTAGTTCTAGTTCTGCTTGACGATCCATGATTTTAAGTTGATACGCAGCCAAACTTTCCTTATCTTGTCGGTCGTAGAAATCAACCATACTGCTACCTTTATGTGCGGCAGCTGTAGCAGCAGGCCCGTGTGGACTTGATGTCATTGAAGTAGAAATATCCTTAGAATATGTTCCACTAGTGGCTTCATCTAGACTATGTTTTTTCATTAAACTATAAATTTGACTACCTGGCTTTGCTGTTTGACCAGATTTTAAAAACGCATTGATCATGCTCATTTCTTGTTGCTTGCGTTGTGCAGAATTATCAACACCGGGGTTCACACTGGTGCTACTATCGTTGCCGTTTGCAGTGGGTTCATAGTACCAGCCCATGCCCGGGTCATCACTGCCTGTGCGCTTTGGGTTATCAAATTTGAAATAGGCAATTTGATCTTTACCCCAGTAACCTTTAAACTCACCGGAGGTATCATTCATGTCTTGTTTGTCAAAATGATCCGCTTCAAATTGTCCAAAGAAATCTACACTACGACTATAGTGTTCTGGCTTGGGATACTTATATGGATCTTCATTGGAATCATTATCGCCGCTGCCGCGAGCAAATTCATCTAAGCCTTCTGCCCCACCTTTATCGGCAAAGCCTGGATTATGAAAACTACCAACGATATACCATTGTAAATCATGGTCAACATCATTGTGTTCTACGCCCATTACGTTAACATTATAACCTTTGTCATCAAACCATGCATTTGCATAGCCCACTAAATTCTTCTTGGCTTTTTCGCCGTAGGCATCAATATTAAATCCATCGTTGCTGACATCAAAATCTTCAAACCAATCATCACCAATGATGTCTGCAAGCTCGTCATCTGTATACCAGCGTCCAGAATTACTTCCGCCTGAGCTACCGGGTGCAAATTCTCTTAACAAGCCTTCCGCCACACCTTGGCCGCTCATTCCTTTGAATTCACCAGTGGCCTTATTGAACAGGCTAATCCATTGGTTAGATAAGTCAATAAGTTCTTGATCTGATCGAGGATCTTGTTGTCCCCGGTAGTCTGACCTCATTCTGATGCTATCAAGTAATTGGAGAAATTTTGAAGCATATTCCATTTCGCGGCGAATTTCCGCGACCTCAAGTTTTCTGCCCGCAAGTTTTGCAAACAAGTCAGTCCATCCTCTTTTATCAAAAAGTTTATATTGATTAACCAATTCTTCAACTTTATCATACACGCTGAATTTATCATCGGCACCTTCCGCCACACCTTGTTTTTGCAAGTAATAATACGCACTTACGTAGTCACTGGGAAAGTCTTGATCTCTTGAAAACAACGACACAGCACGAGTCTGGCTGGCCAAATCTTGTACAGCAACTTTATATCCGATGGTTAATACATCATCATCATTTTTAAGAGCGGGTCTAACATTAAATACTTTTTGTGCTAGTTGTTCTGCATAGGTTGCACCAAACTCTGCACCTTCATTGGCTACACAGTTTCTAACAGGCTTGCCATCTGTGGGCGATGGCTTGGTTCCATCAGCATGCCACCCAGTTCGACATTTGGTGTAACCATTGCTGTCCTTTTGGCCCTTTTTAATCTCATCTAATTTATCTTCGGCAGGAACATCAAATACTGTACGATACTTGCGAGTTTCATCATTCCATACTGTGCGACCTTTAACACCACTGATTTTTTCTTGTGGAGTCAATTGATCCCAGGTCTTGGCTACCTTTTTCTTAGGCATCGGAGGAATGTCATCCTCGAACATGTCAAATAATCTCATTGCTGTTTCCTACTTTGTTCAATCTTTTGTATCATTGCCGCCAATTGGTTCTGTGAACTTGGGTCACCTTTTTGCAATAGGTCAGCAATGGTATTTCCTAATGCCATGGTTGTTTGTCGGTCTTGTGTGTTCTGAACATCACCGGGTCCTTTTAATACTGTCTGAGTTGCTTGCGTAACACCTGTGGGTAAATCTACACCAGCTGACTTTAGTTTATTGAGACCTTTTTGTATGTTTGTTGCATCTACTGCGGTGTCAGCGTTGGCGGCAGGATCGGTGGGGTTAGCAGTGGCAGTAGCAGTAGTTGTTGAGTTACCGGCTGTGCCACCAGTGTTGTCTGCACCAAATTCTTCCAGGTGTTGTTTCCATTTACTTTGTAAACGTTGCTCAATGCTTTCTGCAGCACCGCCATCTCCGACCATATGGCCTCGTGCTTGTTTAGCGGACATCTTACCTGTCCAATAACCCGGGAATTCTGTTTCATCGACTTTTTGTGGATTCTTTTGTACCCATTGTATAAGTTTTGATTTCAAAGAAGCTGGCATATCGTCGGTGCCAGCATTGGCAAAATCAATTACATCAACTGATCGATTGGATAAAGGTCCATTACCGCCGATATTTTGATTAGGAACGAGTTCATGTGGATTTGTTCCTCCCATGGCATTTGGTGTTCCTGTTTTTTTATCTAATCCAAGGGTAGTAACAGTCGCATGTGGTACCCAGTTAAATGAAGTAAATGCTGTTGCATCGTCTGCGCCGTGTCCTGTCATACCTTGCGTGCCTCGATAGTCACCTTGAATCCAGGCGCCATTGGGCATTTTAAAATATGTACTACGTGGAGCCAATAGATCTAATTCGTCGACTCTACGTAGATTTTCTAATATCTGATAAATGTCCATTACTTGGGTGCCTTTACTGGACCACCACGTGAAAGCATGTTACTATATCCACCAAGCTTCTTGTTAACGTCTTTTTTACTAAATCCGCCCTTTTCGCCTAATGCAGTCGGACTAACAGCGACAACAGAACTAGAGCTTGCTCCTGCACTAGCGTCTTCTTTGATTTTAACTGGTGTGTATAGTTTGGTATTCATGGTGATTCCGTTATAATAGTGTATTTATATGTTAAACAGTAAAGGTTAATTCTTGGACTAACTTGGGGTCGCTGTTAACAAGCTGTTCGTTTACGTACAAATTCTTAAACCCAAACTTGCAATCAGGCCAGCAACGATCAACTCTGACAGTATGTTCACCCGGACTCACAATAACTTCAATGTTTTCTTTGATATAGGTTTCGTAAGTGGGCCAAATCCAACTGCGTTCAGTTAATAGTTCCCCATCAACAAATAGTCTGTACGATGAACGTGTGCTTTTAGCCAGTTCACAATAAAGATCTATGCTGATTCTAGTAGGAGACATTTTACCTAGCTCCTGCGGCCACGGCTGTCTTGGGTAATTTATTTGGTCTTGCGGGAGCCACTGTGGCCCTGGGTGCAAGATTGGCATCTAGTAGGTGATGTGCTTCGTTGGTGTATTTGCCAAACATGTCTTTTATCATTGATTGACGTGTTTCATCGTCAGCGGCGGCATAATCTCTGCGAAAATCTGATGCACTGGTCATTGGCTTACCGAGTACAGTAAACTCAAAGGTGGGCACAGTCATAATGTATGCATGTTCTTGCATGCTCTTGGTATTTTTAATATTGCCCAGTGGTTGGAAATATGCAGGACTACCGTCTTTTTTGGTCCATGATGCAAAACGTGGATCCTCGGCCATGTCCTTTTCGCTGACCGCAAACAGTACTACAGTATTAGCAGGGTCCCCGACTTGTACTCGGCCTGTTTCTAATATACTTTCTATGCGGTATGGCTGGCTAGTTTCAATGATTGCATTAACAGATATCCCTGTTAACTGCATAAAGTAGGATTTTTCCACGAAACTAAATGGACTTTTCAGATTGTCTTTTTTATTGCTGGTAGCAATAATGACATTAGAACTGCCAAATTTACCTGTTAGGTGTTGATAGACTCTGTGATGCCCTTTGTGAAAGGGTTGGAATCTACCGGGATAGACAACAAGCAGTTGTGGTTTTGAGAGTTCTGATAAAAACATAGTAATAATCTTAGTATTACTATATTTAGTTTAGATAATTTCTAACAGCCAAATGTAGAAGGGATTGGTCCACGTAACTTGCCAAGTCCCGTTCCAGCCAAGATTTACACAACGTTTGACTAGTTGGGTAGTCTCGCCGCCAAATTGCACAGGTTTATCTGTGATATACTCACTGTGATTGTAAAGTATCTGTCCAAGATCAATTTCATCAACTTCCACGCTCACTATGTTTAGTAGCATATCCTTGAGGATCACAGTCAAGTCTTTGGTTTCAACTGTGTCTGTGTTTTCTTTGTTTAATAATTGAACTTTTAATGTTGCAGAGTCAGTGGCGTATTCTGCATCAAATTCAACGTACTCAACTTCGCCACTTGGCTCAACGATTTCGCCTTCTTTAATAACGTCATCGTTGAACAAGATGCGATACTTAGGACGTTTAGCCCAGTAAGTACCGCTAAGTCCCAGTTTAATGTGGACTCGTTCTAGATCAGCCATTTGCAGGTTCAGCAGGCGTAACAGGAGCGGCTGCCAGCGGTACTCCACCCTGAGCTTTGAGTGTGTCTTCTATGATACCCATCGATCCACGTTTGCCAATGGCAATCTTATCCAAGTCGCCGGCGTACTCGTAGTGTCCAACATGGTTCAACAATACCTTGCTGTGTGCCCAGATCTCGCCGCCAATTTCTTGCCAGCGTCGGCAAAATAACCAGTCCTCGCTTAGATAGTGTCCACGCTCGTCAATCTTGCAATCAAAGATTGAATACATCATTGGTTCAAACTGTTTGCCTAAACCAACATCATCAACATACTTGCATTCTGGGTGTGCAGAAATTAACTTACTGTAAACATCACGTTTGAACAGCAAGAAGCCTGTGCCCATGGTGTCTACAGTAAAGATATCACCTTGAATCTTTGTTTCAGCTTTTAAGTTAATAACATAGTTAACAGGCAGTGATTTCTTGGGATACAAACCACCAATGACATCCTTGTCGTGTGCAATCATTGACAAAATACTGTCAGGTTGGAAACGAATATCTGCATCAATGAACATAAAATGTGTTGCCGCTGTGTTAGACATCATCTTTGCCATCAAGTTATTTCTACCACGAGTAATCAATGACTCATTGACCATAGTGTCTAAACTCCAATTCAATCCTGCTTGCTGTGCAAGTAGAATAAAACGCAACAAACTTGTCATTGTTGGTTCGCTGACCATACCGCCATAACATGGCATACCAAGGTGCAAGTGTACTTTCTTAAAGTCAAATGGCACACCTGCTTGTTGTTGGGGTTGTGGGTTTGCTTGTGCTTGCTTTGCGGCCGCAGCCTTGATCATGTCAACTGCTGTTTGTTGACTAACTTTATTATCGCTCATTGAGTTCTTTCTTTAGTGGTTGATTAAGCTAAATTGATTTCGACTACTGCGCCGTTGCCAATTAATTCTTGTGCTACTTGTTCTAGTGCCGCAATAACATCGGGGGTAACCATTTTTAATCCTGGTTCTGAGTCCGAGTCTTTGATTAGTCGACTAACAGTAATTACAATATTTTCTGATTCTATCTTTGCCATCATGGGCTCCTTAATATATGCTAGTATTTATTTGTCTACAATGACCAGCTCATGAATATTTGATATTGCAGTAGGTGCAATTAAGTTAAGAAATGTGATAATATCATCAGAATTTGAGTAAAACCATACACCCCAAACATGCGTATACGTACTACCCAGCATCTTTCTTGATCCTTTACTTAACTTAACAACATCCCCTACATTGTCAAGGTATGTCAATAATTGTTGTTTAGTTGCAGTGGGGTAACGCCCATCTTTTAATATAATCTTATATCGGTAGCCAATATCATTTTTTCTAATAATTGCCCCTGACTGTAATAACTGCTCTGCATGATCGTTTTCGGGACCGTTTATTTCTTCGATGCATAATGGTGAACTAAGTCTGTTGGCAATATCCTTGAGAGTACGTTCGTTGTAGGCATAAAATTGTACAGATGGTTCTTCTACTCGTACTCGTATGTCGTTGCCATATGTGGTCTTGATATCTCTAATAGATTGTAGTAACGATAAATCAACTTTATCTAAGTTACTGTTATTTTGCCGCCAATAGAACCCGCGTTGACCCACTATAGTTTTTCTATGCTCTAGTGCCAATTCGAGATCCTGCTCCTTAGATTCAAGTAATCTTCCGGCCTCAGCATGAATTACCAACCTCCATAAAAAACGGTTAAAGTATTGTTTTTTTGTTGGATGGATTTTAACTTCCAGTGATAAATTATTCCAGTACGATAAATCCATTATTGTCCACGGTTACTTGTTGTGGTGTTGTTATTGTTGAATTAAACACTAGTTCTTCATTGTCGCAGTCTACTAGAATAGTGGTATTCTCTGCAATGGTTTCAAATAAGATTTTCTTTGATAACGGTACTTTGATCAAGTCATTGATTTTACGTGCCAATGGACGTGCGCCCATTTTAGCATCATATCCAACTTTGACTACATATTCAACTGCACGTTCTGTTAAACGAATCTTAATTCCTTTTTCATTGAGCAAATCATTGACCTCATTGATAAATTTAGCAACAATTTTCTTAATGCTAACTTCATTGAGTTTGTTGAACTTACAGATACCATCTAGTCGATTGCGGAATTCTGGTTTAAAGAAGTCTTTGACGGCCTTATCGTCCTCGTCACTCTTTTGTAACTCACGCCCAAAGCCAATGTTATTACGCTCATTGTCTGCGGCGCCCAAGTTACTGGTTAGAATAACAATGGCATTACGTGCATCTGCTTTTTTACCATTGCTACTGGTAACAACACCTTCGTCCATCAATGATAATAGAATGTTTGTAACGTCCGGATGTGCTTTTTCAACTTCGTCAAATAGAATAATACAATTTGGATTCTTTTCAATGTCGCTGATTAACATACCGCCACCAAGATTACCATCATCGTAGCCAACATAGCCTGGTGGCGCACCGATTAGTTTAGCTGCCGCATGCTTCTCTTGATATTCACTCATATCATAACGTAACAACTTCATGCCCATGCCTTCTGCTAGCAATTTAGCAAGTTCTGTTTTACCAGTACCCGTTGGTCCCAGGAACAAGTAATTACCAATTGGTTTATTCATTGGTTTCAATCCTGCACGAGCAACATAGATCTTTTCTAGTACTGTATCAACAACAGCGTCTTGCCCAAACAACTTGGATTTGATAGTTTTCTCAAGGTCTACCAATGTTTTAGTTGATTCACTGCCGATTTGATCTGCAGGAATCTTTGTAAATTTACTAATAACATCAATGATGTGACTCTTACGCACAGTCCACGACATAGAATTAATTTTCAGTCTGGCGGATGCAGTATCAATCAAGTCGATGGCTTTGTCGGGGAGTTTCTTATCTGGTTGATAACGTACACTTAAATCAACTGCGGCGTCTAATGCTTCATCACTGATAGTTCCACCATGGAACTCTTCAAAGTATGTACGCAATCCACGTAGAATTTCTTTGGCCACAACAGGAGTTGGTTCTTCAATGGTCATACGATAGAATCTACGCATTAACGCACGATCCTTCTCAAACGATTGTGTGTATTCTTCCCAGGTTGTGCTGGCAAGAACTTTGATATTACCTTTGGTCAATGCAGGCTTAATCATATTAGCAAAGTCCACACTACTGTTTGATCCTGATCCTGCACCACGCATTTGGTGAGCTTCATCAATGAATAAAATAGTTTTACCCTTGGTATTCAATGCACCAATAACGTCTTTAAACTTTTCTTCAAACTCGCCACGATATTTTGATCCTGCAAGTAAACTAGAAATATCAAGATTATATACGGTATAATCACGCAAATAATCCGGAACAGTACCATTGATAATATTGCGAGCAAGTCCTTCTGCAATGGCAGTTTTACCTACACCGGCATCGCCGACCATAAGCACATTTGATTTATTACGTTTAGCAAGTACTTGTGCAATTTCATCAAGCTCAAACTCGCGTCCTACCACAGGATCAATTCTGCCTTCTCTGGCATCTACATTTAAGTTTGTGCAGTACTCGGCTAGGATAGCGTCAGCCTTGGCACCACTGGTATTAGTTTTACGAATTTTAGTCTCAACGTAGTGGTCGTTGTAGTAATCAACAACCTGTGTACGTTCTAGTCCATACTTGATAAAGAAATAACTGGCATAGCTGTTTGTTTCATTGGTAATGCTTAAAAAGATATCAATGACTTGAACATGATTTCTTCCACTGAACAACACCTGAGTGAGCGCCCGATTAAACACACGCTCGAGGCTGTGTGTCTTTTTAGGTACCACTTCGGAGTCTCTGGTAATATAAGTTTGTTTAGAAAGATAATCTTCAATGTCTGTTTGGAGTGCGTCTGCATCTATGCCAAAATTAGTTAACAATTCATTAAACTGTTTAAAACTGACCAAGCCATGTGCCAAATGTTCAATGGTAACATACTCATGATTGTATTTTTTTGCCATCTCTGTAGCATTAGTAATGACTACTTCGATTTCGGGATTGTGTTGCATCATAAAAATATTTATTGTGAATTGTTGATAAAGGATCGAATTGTTTCTGCAGATTCTGGTGTTACTATTGGTGTCACCAATACTACTTCAGCATATAAATTTCCTCGATGTATTGAATTGAGTTGAAACAAACCTTGACCGGGAATTCTAAATTTAATTCCGGGTTGTGTTCCTTCGGGTATCTTAATTATAAATTCGCTGCCATTTAATCCCTTTATAGTTGCTTCGCCGCCGACGATTGCTACTAAGGAGTTTACTACAACTTCAGTGTACAAGTCAATACCTTGTGCCACAAAATTTTCAGCAGGTGCCACCGTAAATTGTACATACAAGTCACCACGTGGTAATGTATTAAAAAGATTATCGCCTAAACCTGAATATTTGATACTGGTTCCGGTATTAATACCACGTGGAATTTTAACTTCCAAGGTTTCTCTTAATCCGTTGCTAGTTGCCACACTGACCAATCGACTTTGATCTTCAAGAGTTGTAACCAATGGTACAGCTATGTCAATTCTGAGGTCTTTGTTTCTACGTTGCTGTGGTTGTCTAAATTGTCCAAACGGGTCACCACCGCCAAATCCAAAGTTCTTGAATATTTCATCAATGTTACCGGTATTCCATTGGAAGTTTGTATTGCCAGTGCCACCGTGTCGGTTCATGTCGTATTGCTGTCTACGATTGGGGTCGCTTATTGTATCGTAGGCTGTTTGTATTTCTTGAAACTTTTTAGTATCGCCACCTTTGTCCGGGTGATGTTGGCTTGCCAGGCGGCGATATGCTTTTTTGATTTCATCGGGCGTTGCCTTTTCGGGTACTCCTAATGTTTCATAATGGGTCATATATGATATATTATAAAAGAAAAACCGGCTAGTGTCAAGCTAACCGGTTTTATTAAGTAAGTTAAATTACTTCTTACCGTCTGGTACTTTGTCGCCTTCAACTTTTTTGTGAACTTTAATTTTCTTACAAACTTGTACAGGCTTGCCTTCTTTGTCATTTACGACTTTTCCGGCTTTGTCTTTTTTATCTTCGCAAACTTCTTTCATCTCTCCGCCAGCAAATACTGGTTGTGCTAATGTTAATGCTAACCCTAACCCTGCTGCAAATATAATATGTTTCATTTTATTTTCCTTATAATAATGGTTGATCTGCGTCTGGCACAACTTTCTTGCCAGTCATTGTTGTGCCAACTTGTGTTGTTCCCCAACTTGGTGCCGGCGCAAAACTTGGGCTTGGCATAGGCGCTCCTGCTCCAAAGCCTGAATTGCCACCAAAGCCGCTTGATGCTGGTGAACCAAAGCCACCGGAGTTGCCAAAGCCACCGGAGTTGCCGAAGCCTCCTGATTGCGGTTGGCCAAATGCTGGAGACCCGCCTTGAAATCCTGCGCCCGGTGCTTGTATTCCGCCATTGTTTGCTCCTGCTAATTTTTCTTGTGTACGACCAAATGCCGCCAACCCTAATACAGCACCCATTGCAATGTGGTACAAACCTGCACCTTGTAATGTCAATGGTTGCCATTGAGTTATTGCCCCTGCTTTTGTAACAGCCTGCAATAGACTCCATAATACAGGGAAGATGACAAAATCAAATGTACATGTAGCCATGTACAACCAGCCCATCATTGGACGCCATTTACTGTTCATCCAATCTTCTTTTTTCTTTTCGCTTTCACTTAATACTTTAACTTCTTCTGCCATCTCTTGCTCCTAGTTGAAATTCTAATTTATTTTTTATTTTGGCCTTTACATTCGCCAGCAAGATGTCTCTTACCGCAAACAGGACATGGATCAGTTGTGTTCATTGTGAACTCCTTTGTTGTATTTACACTAAACTAGCCAAATTTAGCAATCCATTGATTGCTACATTTAAACGCTCTTTGGCTTCTAGTTCAGACATACTAGTTTGGATGTTAATACTACGCTGTACATCAGCAAGCATTTCCATGTATTCGTCTTTGCTAATTTGTCCAGCTTTAAATGCTTCGGTATACTGATTGGCCATGTCGGCAGCATTTTGTATAGCAGGTTCTCCACTAGACAAGCAGATTAATAAATGTTGTTGTAGTTCTTCGACGTTCATCTTGGTTTGTTTCCTATAACTTGTTGCATTCTTGTTGAGTTAGTTTCAATGGTCTCAAATTTAAGTTTACAAAACAGCGGACTAACAGGAGTAGGTTGATTATAGCGTTCAACTAATCCTTGTGCTATCTTGTTTAGCTCTTTGGTGGCAGTGATAGTGTTACCATTGCGAGGAACATTTTCACTGTATACTTCAAAGAAGTCTGTTTTACTTGCTAGGTTAACAGCATTGGACTTTGAAACTACAGCATTGTCACATTCTTTTTTGTGATGACGAGCATCTGCACGAATCTCAGAAATAATGCTGTACTCGTTTGGGTCGTACTTGGTCATTAAGTATGCATCCATTAAGGCGCAACCGTTTAACAACGCAACAGATAATACAATTAATATACGTTTCATTGATCAAAACCCAAATGGGCCCTTGTTTGGATGTATTATTAAAGGCTTCTTAGTACGTTGTATTTCCTGCAATGCTTTAATTGCCTGCAATCTAATACTAACATCTTTGCTGTCTCTAACAATCTCGGTTAATGCAGAAATTCTAGCCAACTCTGCCATGGTGTAATCTTTGTTTAATGCTTTTTGTGTGTCTACGTATGTTTGATAGTCATTTGTAGTTGCACATCCTGCTAGTAACAAAGTTAGAACTAAGAGAATACTTTTCATTTTACAGTCTCGTAGATTTTCTTTTGTGCTTCGTACCATTCATTCCAACCTTCTACCTTAGTAGAACATTCATAATACAACGAATAGTTATGAACCACAACTTTTAACATTTCTGTTATTGCTACTTTGTCGCCTTCAATTTTTCTAAGGCTTTCGCATTTTTCAGTTAGTATAGTTGGCACGCCGGGAAACTTAGGTTTAACAGGAGCGGTACCAAGACATCCAGATAAAAGAACAGCAAAGATTAAAATAAGGTATTTCATTTCTTGCCCTCCATTGCTTTGTTTAACTCAGTGGCCGCATTATGTATATCAATAATTTCTTTAGGTACTGGGCATTGTTCAATGTACTTGACAATTTCTTCTTTCTTGATCACTTCGCGATCAATGTACTTGATAATGTCCTTGCCTTTTTCTCTAACAACTCGAGTTTTCTCTACAACTTTTTCTTGTATTTCTACATTCTTATTGTTAGCAGCTTCCTCGGCTAGTTTAACTTTAGCCTCAAGTTCAGCAACTTTGGCTTGCCACTTTGCTTCATTGGCTACGCCACCTTCCATCCAAATACCAAGCAATAGTGCCACAAGGCCTGCTAACTTAATAGGTAGATTGTATTGTTTAACAAATGGAATACGTCCAAGTAATGTGCCCACTAGCAATGCGGCCAGGCCGCCCAGGGTCACAACATGCCAGAACCAGTCTGGTAATAATGATAAAATCCACATAATTTGCCACATGTTAATGTGCTCCTAATACATGCAATGCGTGAGCATAATGTTTTTTGCGATCATCTAATCCAATTGTGCCGCCATTGATGCGTTTAGTTAATGTTAAAATGTCACCAGCATCGGCCCACTGATTTAAATTGTTGGCTTCCCAGAACCAAGCAGCACTTTGTACACAACCTTCAAATGTTGTTAAATGCTCGCTGGCTTCCTCAACTGTTTGCTCAGTTGATTGAGCGTAACGTGTGTAGTTATCCTTGCCGGTTAACTGTATAAGACCACGACCGCAGTAGCGAAAGCCATCGCCGCTGTCTTCTGGACCATTGCCCATACGATTGGCGTAAACACGATTGGCAATTGCTTCTTGCTTGTTGGGTAGATTAGCGTATTGATTGGCAATTTCGTCGGTGGGGAAATACTTAGGGAATATCTTGCGTAATGTTACAGCACGATAATTTAAGTTTTCTTTGATTGCTTTAAACCCACCACTCTCGTGGGCACATTGTGCTAGGAAAGCGGCCAAACGTTGCGGGGTGTTAATATCGTAATCGGGTAAAATTTCACACAAGGCTTCGTGCCAGTGATCTATATAAGGATTGCCAGGAACAATTTGTTTTAACTGGTCTATGGTAAGTTCGAAACTCATTGAAAAACTCCTAAATGGGATAAAAGTATTTAGCCCAAGTGGAGTTTGATGGTTAACGTATAATGCCGGCTAAATTTCGTAGGTTTTCAGTATAGTCGTTCTTGGGGGCTTTTGTGGTAATTTTAACACCTGCAGCGGCCTTGAGTTGATCTAACTCATTGTTTCCGTACTTGCGTTCGTATTCTTCGGGACTGGTTGGGATGATTGCACGTAGATCATCTGCGGTTAAACTACGCTCTTCACGACCTTTATAATGACGCACACGCCATTCTGTGGCTTCACGATTTGTAAGGTTAGCAAAGTCTTCAACTAATTCAATGATATGGTCAACGGCTTTGTCATCGCGGTCCATTTCTATGAATACAATATAACTACCATCATCCATTTCGCCGGAACTGACATCGGCGTCTAATACCCATTCGTAGCCTTTTTCAATGAACGAAACTAAATCCTGTGCAGGCTCTTTGCTGTCCACTTTAAAACTTAGTACAATAACATCAGCATCGTCACCGAGTTTACTTTTAAATTCGTCAACGTGAATTTCGTCGTGTACTAAACGTGCTAGGTCGCCTTTTTCAAGGCCTTCAAATAAATTACTGTTGAGCAATTTCATCTCCCTGAGCCATTGTTTCGTCGTCGGTGCCTTGTTGATATGCTTGTTCAATGTCCTGCAAATCTACTGTGCCAGATTCTAATTCTAATGCACCACGTTCAATGTCGGTCATTAACGTCTTGGGCATGGTAATTTCAACCAACCAAATTGGACTTTTAATCATCTTGGGCACACGAGTACCGGGCTTAAAATCATTGGGAGTCTTAACCTGCATGGGATGCTCAAACACGTCTTTAATGTAGTTAACATCGCAATCATATTCTGCTAGACGTTTAGCACCACGTGGGTCGGGCATTTTACTGTAGGGCCACATGAATGTACATTTAACAAAGTATTTTTCATGAACTGGACCTTCAACTAATTCCCCGGTCTTCCAATTATCAAACGCATATAAATCAAGTTCGTCGATCACACGTTCAAAGTCCATTAGGGTGTTGACCGCAGAGTCTGTCATGAAGATCTCTTTGGTGTTGTTTAGTAAGTCTTTAATGTTAGCGGGCATAGTAATATCTATTTTATACTATATTTAGCCCACTGACCTTTCTTACGTAATTGTCTAAGGGCTGTTCTTCGGCGGCTGTAAAGTACTTGCTATTAGGATCTTGTACTAATATTTCTTCTAACTTTTCTTCTGTGATGCTGACGGGCATGCCTAACAATGCAGGTAAACTACGTACATAATTCATCCTGTACATATACAATAGTTCAGTGCTTAGAAAAACAGGATCCAAACTAGACAAATAAGACATGTGAGGAACAAAGCGGTTAAAACTATAGGTTCCGCGAACTCGTTCCTGCTGATGTCGAAGAATGTTTTGATCTCTGCCAATGACAGCAACTTTAACTTCATAGCCAATCTCTCTAGCTGTGTTGATAAACTGTTTGTAGTCTGGCTCAACTGTTTCCCCGTTGTAGGCATAGGGACAACTTATTCCAGTGACTGCGTAGTCGTGAAAGTGTATGGTTTTTAATAGAAAGGGATTGTGCCAGGCACGGGCAAATGGCTCACGCTCATGCGGAATCCAATATTCATTGTTTAACTCTCGCCAACCAAATACGTCGGGAGTTTGTGCAAATATTTTGCTGAATAAATGATTACCCGACCCTTGAGGACCAGTGACAATTAATAATTTTTTCATTTATTCTTTTGACAAGTCAATTTTGCTTAATACAGGAATAAATGCCGCACGTAATTCATCCATGTGCTTCTTTAATCCTGCTGGGTTTAATTCATCTTCGGCGTAGAAAATAACGTTGGCATCCATGTATTCTCGGTATTCTGCACTACGAACAGCACGACTAAATTGTTGTTGATACCATGCAACAACGTCTTTGTCTGTGCCCGGTGGCAATTGAATACTCCAAGCCGCATATACATTAATACCGGGTGCTACTGTGTTTAATAGTGGAACGTCTGGGAACTGCGCCATCTTACGTGTACCAGTAAATCCAATGGGTTTTACTTTACCTGCATCTACTAGAGCTTTAGCAACTGCGATTGGCATGATACCAAACTCTGTACCAGTCTTACCGTCAAAGCTGGCAACACTTTGTACCGCAGGTTGTGGGCCGTTGAATTTAACAGGTTTAACTGTGTCTTTATTACCCTTGCCCTTGTCCATTAGATATTCATATGCTGTACGGTGTGCGCCACCACCAATGGCAATGTTGATTGTTCTGCCCGACTGAATGTACTTTACAAACTCTTGCGGTGTGTTGATACCACTGCGTGGACTAGCAACTAGTACTAGCGGTGATTTGCCCATGGTCAACACATCTACAAAGCTGTCGTAGTTGTATTTTTTAATCGACTTTTCCCAGATATCATTTGTAACATAGCTACTCATATGACTTGGTAAGTTAATAGTATGCCCGTCGTTTGCGGCTTCCAAAAACTTGTTATTGGCAATAACTGAATCAGCACCCGGAATGTTTTGTACAACAAAAACAAACTTTGGGTTTTCTTTTTGCACAATCTGTGCCAGCTTTCTAAAGGCCATTTCATTGCCTGCACCGGGTGTGTTACCGATTGTTACTGTAACTGGTTTAGTTGGTTCCCAGGCGTGAGCAGCAAAACTTGCCGCTAACATAATAGATGCTAATATTTTTTTCATAATGTTTCCTTATAGTTTATTTGTTTCAGTCCATGCTGTGTATATTTCCTCAGCTCTGCGATCTGTTGGTATACCCATCTCTGTTAATACTTCTAACAACTTACCTGTCAGAATATCTGTGATGTTTAGTATTCTTACTCTTGGATTTTGTCTAACCATGTTAGTAAAATCGATGTACATTTGTGCGTATTCTTCTATAGAGTCGGCACCACATTTTTGCGTCATCTCTGTCCATACCTGTGGGCGGTGTAGATTTTTAAATCTGACAGCGGCCCATATAGCAGAAGGCATATCATCTATGCCAATGCACAATAACTCATGACCTCTTTGTTGATGATATTCATAGTCGTGACTACTAATACTGCGATACCCAGTAGATTCCACAATGGCATCTTTTTCGTAGTCATTGTTAAAGGCATGTGGCTTTTTAAGCAACGCACGGTCAACAGGCAATTCAATGGAGCCATTGTTAACTTTAACATCAGTGGAATCGATAACAGCAGTAACTAAATCTCCAGCAGTACCGCCCATAAAGCAAACAATATTAAGCATGGTACTCCCAATGTATTTTTAAGTTGCCGTTGACTGCATCTGCAATCTCAGGTGCGTGTCTATGGTCCTTTGTTGAGTAACCGATAGCACAAGGTTCATACTTGTAATATTGTAGTTTAAAACCATGCTTGTCCATTTCTGTTAACCAGGTGTTCATGACATCACCGAAGCTGTCTTTAAGTCTGTTACGCAACAATCTATTTTCCCTAAAGCTAAAGAACACCTGTGCACCATCACGTAGGTATGCACTTCTACGGCACCACCACTCAGTCCATTGGTCAATGGTTTTCCAACGTAGTTCGTTGATGTTAATAATAATTAAATTATCCACTGCACCCAACAAATGAATCATGCTATCTTCTTCGGTGTCGATAATGCAGTTAGGTGCCCAATCAAGTACAATAGGATTCTTTTCGACTACAACTAAATCGTCAACAAAGTCTTCTAAGTAATAGCCGCTGACGTCCCAAGCAAGAGTTTGCCCGGGTTTTAACCAATCGAGTATGTATTTGTCCCACAGATCTAGTAGAGCAACAGCACGTCGACGATTTTCTAAATAGTATCTATGCTTAGGATGGCCAGCACGATAGCGCATGTATTGATTGCGCCAAGTTGGCACAAACGTTGCATCTACATAGTTGTTGATTATCGTCGGCATATTAGAATCTCGCAGGGAGGAATGACCCAGGTAAAGTCAGAGCCAGTTTCGTTGAAGTTAATGGATACGTTGTTTACTACAGCGTCGGGTAATGCAGTTTGTAACCACTCGGTGATCGCACGATTATAATCATCGGGTAAGTCTTGGTTGAAGAACCCAGCATCGTTGTAATTTAAATAGTGTTTGTTTAGACACAAATAAATTTTAGGAACTTGTGTTAACAACTCCTGCAGATTGTTGACTATTACATTGGTATCAAGTCTGCTAAATCCTTGATGTGTAATAACCAACAACTCAGCTTCATGGATAGCAACATTTTTAATTTCGGGATGATCAATTAAGAATTGTTCAAACACAGGATTGTCACGATAAAAATGTACTGCGGTAACATTGTTTAAGATATAATCTTCAATGTGCTTTTCACGCCCTAGCTTACAATCCTCTTTGAAGTATCTAAACTGTGCCCTAAACCAACGATCATGCGGAATAGGCAATCCACAACTTTGGTTCTCCGATAGGGGATTTTGTGTAAAAATTACAGGCTTCATTTGGATGTATTAAATTGCGGGAGTTGAAAAAATTGTTAAATATATTTAACAAATATTTAGAGAGTCGTAAAATTTTTTATGTATTCTTTAAAATATTTATCAATTCACAGAAAATTTCAATGAATACTAAAATTTTTAAACTCCTAACAAAAAATCTTTCGGAAGCATTTAGCCTACCAAAGTATCAACATATTGCCATAGACGAACAAACTGTAGTGGATAAATTACCTTGGACACCTGCTAGGTATCGAAAATTCAAAGATGCTGTTGAGGCAGAACTAAGTCTACCCTGTGACTATGTTGGTACCTTAGGTAGTGTCAGTGATGATCTCAGTGAACGTTATATTAATCGGTTCTTTGGTGAAATTTGGAAACCTAGGACCGGAGACTATGATTATACTGGATGGCAGTTAGCCGAAGAGATTACTAAGCAGGATCCAAAATCAGTACTAGATGTGGGCTGTGGATACCATCCTTTTAAAGGCCGTATTCCTAACTTAGTGGGCATTGATCCGTATAACAACTGTGCTGACTTCATGGTTGACATTTTAGACTACAAGGTTAAGCCTGCAAGTCACGATCATATTCTGGCACTTGGCTCGATTAACTTTAACAGCAAGGCGGATATTGAAGCACGGTTCAGTCATTGTGTGGACTTGTTAGCACCAGGTGGTAAATTCTATCTACGTGCTAATCCTGGCATCCCGCATAAAACAGGACCTTATGTAGATATATTTCCGTGGACATTTGAAATTGTAAATGAGTTTGCAGAAACTTATAATATTAAACTACTAGAGTTCAAGAAAGATGCAAATGATAGACTTTATTTTGTTTATCAAAAATTACTTATAAACAACTTAGCTTAATACTTATGAGAATTTTTAAAAGTTATAAACCCTGTTAATTCAGGTAGCCTCCTGTACTTAAATACTTTGTAAACTTAAACTAGTTTACAAAACATCATGACAAATGACAAGACCGCAACAATTTACCACAAGGAGGCACACTTGTCCAAACGTAGAAACCGACTAGTCGAAACACAACAATTCCAACAGCCCAAACAAACAAAATATAAACCAGATCTAAAAATAGTCGACAACGATTATGTGCCGCAAAAGCGAAGAAGAGTAGAATTAATCCCCAAAAGCCTTAATCAAGAAACGTACATTGATTTACTAAACAACCAACACAAACTGATCATATTTGCTACAGGGCCTGCAGGAACAGGTAAAACCATGCTAGCAGTTATGGCCGCAATTAAAGCATATCAAGAAGGAGAATGTAACAAAATTGTAATCACACGTCCCGCTGTGGGTGTGGACGACGAACAACATGGCTTTTTACCAGGTGACCTGAACGCAAAAATGGCTCCTTGGACAAGACCCATAATGGATGTATTTGCCGAATACTATCGGCCAACTGAAATCACTAAAATGTTAGAAGAACAAGTAATTGAGGTATCTCCACTAGCATTTATGCGTGGGCGGACATTTAAAAACTCGTGGATCATTGCTGACGAAATGCAGAATGCCACACCATCTCAGATGAAAATGCTGCTCACACGCTTGGGTGATAATAGTAAAATGGTAGTAACAGGAGATACTCAACAGGCAGACCGCAAGGAAAACAATAACGGACTATTGGACTTTAAACGTCTTGTTGCTCAATATGAGAACTGTAAATTTGTAGCCGGGGTAGAGTTTGCGGGCAAGGACATTCACCGTCACGCCGCTGTAGTTGAAATCTTAAAGATCTATGGGGAGGTCTGAGCAGTAATCAATTCAAATATTTCTTTCCAATTTTTTACTATTGGAATACTGTTGTGATAATAATGCATATTATGACCGTGTTCCATTAGTAAACTATTGAGTCCTAGTTTATGCCCTGCTTCGGCATTATCATACTTGTCCTCAACCCACCAGCATCCGGTATCTTTATATAATGCCAAAGCTTCATCCTTGTCTGCCCCAGTATCAAGACAAACAACTCGTTCAAATACAGTATCGCCAAACAACTTTGCTAGATTCATTTCACGTAACTTCTGTGCGTTGGGATCTAAACTCAAGCTAGTAATACAATGAAATACATAACCAAATTCTTCGTGTAATCGTTTAACGTAGTACATGGCATCACGCAACGGAGGCAAGAAGCCAATTGCGGCACTTTCATTGAACATCTTAATTAGCTTTTTACCTTGATCTCGATCAATCCCATACCGCTTGCCAATATCGTAGTTTAGTGCGCCACCTGGTATTTTTTTAAAGCCGTGTGTTTCCATCCAGATAGCAAATGCATACTCCCAATTCAAAAGTACACCATCTGCATCTACTAAAATAATGTTGTCTTTCAATTAGAATTCCTTTAAAAGTTTAATGTCTTTGTGTTTAACTATTATAACACGATGTATATTATCTTTGTACCGAATTGGAAGATCTAGATGGATAGAGATACGTGGACCTTCGGTGGGGTTGATTACTGTGTCGTTGCCCACACTTCCGATAAATGGAATCTTATTCCATTTACCAAACACACGTTGCCCAATATAGTAGGTAGGCCTGTAGCCAATCTTTTCAAAATAGTCTGTTTGATTACCCATTTTTTTACCATGATGAATTATAAAATACTTTTAATCCCACAAATAATTCTGCCCGAGCATTTTTAATAAACTCAAGGTCTTGATTATAATAGTGATCGTCGGATGGATTGCCAAAGAAAAATCCTGTTGTTCCTGGCAGTTCTTTGTTATTAACTGCTTCTTCTAAGACCTCAAGATCATCCCAGGTTAACTCAAGTTCGTCGCCATTGAAGTCTCCGCTATTTCCCTTTGATTCCCATAGCCGATGCATCCATCCGTGGAGGTTAGGGTGCTTGCGCCAATATGCTATTTCACGTGGCTTTGAAACAGCGGTAGAATCGGCGTCCTGTTCCCAATATTCCTGTTGCTGGCCTGCCTTGGCGGCCACATACGCATACATGTCGAGTCCCATTTAAATCACCTTTACATAGTTTAGGACAGTTACCCTAGCCGCCATCAGTCTTTCGTCTGTGCGGTGTGCTTTGATACGTGCAATGATTTTAC